ATTGCCGAACTAAGGAAGAATCTTTAAACCCTGAATGCTATGAAAAGAAAAGATATAACCTTTGAGAATTTCGAGCAACTTTTTCGGGAATTGGTGAGATGGAAGATAGTTGATGTACCGGGACTAAAAGATGACCCGTATGGGTTTTACTACAATGCCAGCAGCCAGTTAATAGAAATGCAGTTTATCGCATTCCTAAGAACCTACAAGGGATTGCCCGAATTTCCGATGCGTCCGAATATAAAACCCGGATTCGTGAAATATTCTGAAGAAGATATTGAACTTTTAAAACAAGCGAAAAAAAGAGGATTGGTGAAAAAGTCTCGTTATGAAATACAATGCGAAGCGTATAAAAAGAAGTATTCCAAAATGCTTACAAAGTCAAATTGGATTGCATTTGTAAGGCAACACCAAGAAGATGTCAAAGCTTGCCAAGATGAACAGCAAAAAAGGATTCAAAGTTGGAATTCTGACGAAACAGAACCGCCAGTCGATTAAAAAAAGCCAAAAGCAAGCAAGCAAAAAAAACCTAACCCTGCAATTCCTTATCCATCCCCGAAGAAAGCCCCTCCCAAAAAGAGGGGTTTTTTTACGACCTCACCCCAACCGACTGGATGTATTGCGCATCACCGCAGCTGAAACACATATCTTCTCCGGATAGGTTCACCGACTTTGCCCATGTTTTCAATGCCATTTCCTTCATGCCCCGGAAAGTAACCATAGTCCGTTCGGTTTGTTCCGGGTTGAAAGTGGCATGGAAGTTCTGGTTGAATCCTGCCAACTTATTGAGAAGGATTTGTTCTGCCAAAGCATAGGCAATAAACATTTTTAAGTGTTCCCGATTGGCGCAAATAAAGGATTCAGTTGAGCAGATCAGTTCGAGGTTGAACATTACCCCGGACTGATTGAAGTCAGTCTTTATCTTATCCGGCAACGCCACATTCAGCGGCATGGTTACCGGGTAGATGGTCCAATCCTGATAATTCCAGTAATGATTTGGCCCCCGGTTGGCACAGGCGCAATCTGATACACCCCATTCGGATAAATCAGACAACCAAGGGTTTTTAATCGTTGGTACATCTGTCGTGTCGATGGCCAAAAAGACATTCAAGCCGTCAAACTGCAAGTCAATTACCTGGTTAATTGCAACCTCACTAAAGCCCGATGGCACCGTTATAGTGGTTTCATAAAGCACTGACCAATCGAAAGTGCTGAATATCTTTAGCGGCACATATTGCGCTGCTGCACCGGAGTTGTAGATCCAAACCGAATTGACCCGCATCTGCAGGTACTTCGAACCAAAAGCAGAAACCCAAATGCCTTTATATTTCGCTTCTGCCGGTGCAGGCTGAACCACTTGCTGAGTGAATACCGTTGGCCGTTTCGTGAAGAACAAACTTTGGTCCATTGTTGCCTCTGCAATCTCGTACAGCGAAGCCCGGACCTGAGACTTGATTTGTTCCAAAACAACACGCTGCACCGATTCATACATTTGAATAAATGAAGGTTGGTCCTGCGTTGCAATGGCGTTCAAAAACTCATTGCTCATGCCGGGAAGGTCGTTGATGTAGAGACCGCTGAGAGGCTGTTGAGCGTTGCAGCTTTTCAGCCCGATATAGTTTGTAAGGCAATTCATGGTTCGCAAATTTACTTTGTTCTGGAAAACTTTTTGGCTTTACTTTTTACCGACTTTTTCCCAACGCATCCCCATGCCTGCCGGGATAGGTCATTCGGGCAAGGTGGATTGGCGCATTTCTTAATGCCGGAAGACCTTGCGCAATAGTTATCACCCTTCGGAGTACCGGGGGCAATCGAAAAACCCTTTGCCCCGAATTTAATTGTCCGGTTTCCGACTTTCTTTTGGAATTTCTTTTCGGCCATGAGGCAAAAATAAATGAAATAAAACCAAAAATATTTTTGTAATTAGAAAAGAATCTATTTGCTTTGCAGTTCAAACAAATTGTTAAAACAAATGACTTACAACGAATTTTTAGAGCGAAAACAGAAAACAATTATTAAGTCTGGTTTCAAAGTATCGGATTCAGATTTGAATCCTATGTTATTCCCATTTCAGGCCTTTATTGTCAAAAGAGCATTGGAAGCCGGCAAGTATGCAATCTTTGCCGACTGCGGACTTGGAAAGACTTTTATGCAGCTTGAATGGGCCAATCATGTTTCTAAGCATACTGAAAAACCGGTCCTAATTTTGGCACCGCTTGCGGTAACCGGGCAAACAATTCAGGAAGCATTACATTTTAATATAAATGCAGGTCGAATTGGCTCCGATTGCTTAATTCATGTATCCAATTATGAACAACTTGAAAATATTGATTGTAGTTTATATTCTGGTATAGTGTTGGATGAAAGTTCAATTCTAAAAAACTTTGAAGGTGCTACTAAAAATCAAATTTTAGACTCTTTTTTAAAGACTCCGTATAAACTTGCCTGCACTGCGACACCATCGCCAAATGACCCGATGGAATTAGGCAACCATGCCGAATTTCTTGATGTTATGTCCAGAAATGAAATGCTTGCCATGTACTTTGTTCATGATGGTGGAGAAACCGCAAAATGGCGGCTAAAAGGCCATGCAGAAAGCATCTTTTATCAGTTTGTTGGTTCATGGTCCATTATGCTGAATAAGCCTCATGATATAAACTTTCAAATGGATGGCTATGCTCTTCCAAGTTTGAATTTGATTGAAAAACAAATAGCAACTCCAAAAAGAGATAATGGAAGGCTTTTCAATGATGCTATTATTTCGGCTACCAACTTTAATCAAGAATTAAGGCTGACCAAGTTAGAAAGAATGAGTCAGGTTGCAGAAATTGTAAATGCAAGCCCGGATGAAAACTTTATTATTTGGATAAAGCAAAATGAAGAAGGCGAATATTTAAAATCAATTCTTCCAGATGCGGTAGAAGTTAAGGGTAGTGATTCTCCTGAGTATAAGGAAAAGATGCTTCTTGGATTTGCAGATAATCAATTTAGAATATTGATTACTAAAACCAAAATAGCCCAATTTGGACTAAATTATCAAAATTGCCGGAATCAGATTTTTGCAAGTCTTGATTTTAGTTTTGAAGGTTTATATCAAGGCATCAGAAGGTCATACCGATTCGGCCAAAAGAATGAGGTGAATATTTACCTAATTACCACCGATACAATGGCAAATGTTATTCAGTCAATCAATTTAAAACAAAAACAATTTCAAAAAATGCAGGACGAAATGAGCAAGGCAGTAAATGCCAATTTATCCGGCCAAATGTTAAGTCAGGCCGAATTTGACACAAATCCAATTAAGAATGATTTTTACGATATTCAAAGAGGGGATTGTGTTCAATTGATAAAAAACATTCCAAATGAAAGCATCGGATTTTCGGTATTTAGTCCTCCATTTGCCGAACTTTATACCTATTCAAATCATATTGAGGACATGGGCAATTCAAAGGATTACAATGAATTTTTAACCCAGTTTGCATTTCTGTGTAAGGAATTGTATCGGGTAATTAAGCAAGGCCGAAATATTGCGGTTCACTGCATGGATTTGCCAATTCAAAAAGGAAAAGAAGGATACATTGGTCTAAGGGATTTTTCCGGCATGATTCGTGAATGTTTTGAATCCGAAGGTTTTATTTATCATTCGAGAATCACTATTTGGAAGGACCCTGTTGTTGAAATGCAAAGAACTAAGGCTTTGGGTCTTCTACATAAGCAAGTTAAAAAAGACTCTACAATGTCAAGAGTTGGAATCCCGGATTATGTAATGATTTTTCGCAAAGATGGCGAAAGAACAGACCCCGTTACAAATACCGACATTCCGGTTGATTTATGGCAAAAATACGCATCTCCTGTATGGACAGATATTGATTATGGCAATACGCTTCAGGGCTTTAGAAATGCTCGTGAAGACAATGATGAAAAACATATCTGCCCGCTACAACTTGATACAATAGAAAGACTAATTCACCTTTATACCAATAAAGGTGATATAGTTCTAACTCCATTCATGGGCATTGGCTCAGAGATTTATCAGGCTGTAAAAATGGGCAGAAGGGGAATCGGATTTGAATTGAAAGAAAGCTACTTTGAACTAGCCAAAAAGAATCTGTCATCCGTTGTAGAATCAAAAAAACAACTGACCCTTTTTTAATTTCAATATCTCAAATTGAGAAGGCCGCAGGGGTTAATCCTTGCGGCTTTTCTTCTTCTGAATCTCGTACTGCGCTTTCGTTGCGGGCCACAAATTGTGACGGCATGCGAAACCACCTAATTTGTTAAATATCGTCTGCTTATCGGTTCCGGGCATTTTCCCTTGCCAACTCTGATTGGCCCAACTTTCAACTTCCGACTTCTTGAAGATCCTGCCTGCCTTATCCCGGCAGAATGGTCTTGTTGTTTTGATGACCGTTCCTGAATAAATAAAGTACGAAATGTTCAGGTCACTGCTTACGGCATCCACATAAGACCGCTGAAATATCATCATGCTATCGCCTGCCAGTCGTTTAATCTCCGACTGCAGGATTGGTTTTGTTGTGGGTGTGCCGTTTATCAAATCCCGAAGAAGAACCTCAAAACTTGTCTTATTCGCTTTGCTGCTGAGTGATGAAATAAGCGAGGATGTAATTGGGTCAGCAAGTGCGGCCTGAACTCCCGAACCTAACAAGGCATCCTTTGTGGTTTCGATGCTGACTTTTACGAGTGCATCATAAAGGTCTTGTTTGGGCTTGTAGGTAGAAACAAGGTTGCCGAAATATTCATCGGTCAAATCCCGCAATTCCTTATATCCATCCGTAAATGTCTTTATAGCCTCGTTATAGGCTGCATTGTTGCCAATGGTAGCAAGTATCTTTTTTTTCAGTTTGACTACCTCCAATAATTGCTTTGCCCTCGTATCTGCAGAACCGCCAAATCGGATCGGTGCGGTAACTTCGAGCAATTCCCGGTAAAGGTCTTTGAATATTGCCGGATACTTGGCCTCCAAATCGGATTCCAGTTTCTCCTGCAGTAGTTCAATTTTACGGATTAGTTCCTCTTGTGTCATGCACCGAGACTAAAGTCCACCCTTCCAATCTGCTTTTGTGAAATCTTTTCGGCCTCGGCTTTGGCAAGTGCTTCAAGGTCGGCTTTCTTTTGAAGGAAGTCCTTTTCCCACCACTTATCATCCTGTGCGGCCAAAAGGTTGGTGAAGTAGTCTATCTTGACCGCAAGCATTGCATCCTCATCAGATACCAATCCGGATTCTTTCAGTAAGGCGATTTCATCGGGCTTGTAATTTGGCAAGGGATTCAACTTTTGCCGGATCTCGTTTTTCTTGACCGCCATGCTGCCCTCTCCGTATTGCTTAATCAATAAATCTCTTTCGAGGCCGTTGCTGATTTCAGGGCCGAATCCTTTATCCCTTGCCATTGCCAACGCATCAGCAATTTCCGCAGCCGTATAAATGTCAAAGTCGGTCGGGATGGTAATTTTCGGTAGGTTTTGGCCTATCCTTTCATCGGTCAGTAGGTTTGG